AGTCCGCCGGGAAGATTGCTGAGAGTTCCGGCGTCGATGAGCTGCCGAAGGAGCGACGTTGCCGCCTTACTATGTCCCCCGATAAGGTGAATAAGTCCGAAGTAGTAAAATCCAAATCCCGGTATATACCCGTAGTGTACGAAGTGCTGCCGCTTCTCCTTGAGTTTGTCGTCTTCACGCCAATTCCTCCTGATCGCAAGAACCGTTCCCGTGCCTTTCTCAATCGTCACCACATACGGCAACGCAATCCCTGTCTCGTTGTTTTCTTTGTCAACGTCCGGATACCCCGGCAGGTCGATGTTGACGTGCATCTCAAGAAGCTGATACCGGTCGTCCATTGACGCCGAGAAGCCCTGATCTTCGGCCTTCTGCTTCTCCACCTCGTCCATAACGCGAACCGGATCGCCCAAGTCCACATCACGGTAGAAGCCTGCGTACTGCAGTTTCCGCAATTCATTCTTGGTCTTCCGCATCCGGTGCGTAACACGCTCTGCCGTCTCCAGATTCGGCGCACCGTACGGCACCACGATATCTTCGGCAGGGATATACACCGCAGTCTGACGGCCTAGCGACGGGTCGTAGTACACCTTCTTGAACGCATTACCCGACAGGGCAAGCGAGAGCAGCAACCGCTCGTGCTCCGGGCGGTATTCTTTCATGATCTCGGTCAACTGGTAATTCATGTCATCAGCGACACGAATGGCAGAGTCTTTCTTCTCCGGAGTCTCCCTGCCTACAATCTTAGTCTTGACCGGACCCATCGCAGGGAAGGTCTCGATGATCGTCTCAGACTGGAACTTGACCGCACTCTCCATCAAGAGCGGGTGGAACACACCACACGCACCCGGCCAAGGCTCAGTCCTCTCCTCGTACCGAATGCCGAGGATCTTCAAGCCTTTGATATACGTATCAAGCCAGTCTTTGCGGGAGGCTACGTCTTGGTCGTAATTTCCAAGAAGTTCTGATGCAAGCGAACCAAGTTCGTTCTCATCCATGAAGTCAGCGAGATTGGCATCGAATTCTTCAGCGCGTGGTTCTTCCTTGGCCAACTCAATCATCATTCCATCAACGCCAATGCGGACCTCTTCAGGGTCCACGATCTCAATTTCAATCGGTTCAGGGGGAGCCAAAGCTTCCAACCCCGACGGAGCCTGCATCAAACTTTTATCGACGGCCATCTAAATTCTCCTAGTAATACCCTTCGCGTTTACGCTTGAAGTAGCGCGTTGGCTCTGGTTCATCGCTGGCCAGTCGCAAAAAGCCACCACTGCGATAACGAAGCAGCGCCTGAGTCATTGAGTCCACCAAGTCGTCATGTTCGCCAGAGGGAAAACTCGCCACTTCTTCGACAAGTTCCTCGGCCCAGTGAGTATTAGGAACCCAAACTCGCCCGGATGCAAACATATCCGATACCGCATTCAACCGTGCAATTTTGTCGTTTCCCTTGCTCGGCGTGAACTCCTGCACGGGTATTCCCATGGCACGAAGCTCGAATATGAGGGGGCTTCCTGCGGCCTTGGCTTCGACAATCAAGCTGTCCGGGTTCCAGTATTTATATTCTTCAAACGCCGTTTCCTTTAATTCTGGAAACTCCATGCGCTTTTTAAATGCGTTGAGCAAGATAATGTTGGACTGGTTTTTACCCGTGTCGTCGGGGTGCTCGAATATCCCCCATGTTGTGCAGGCTGAATAGTCAGCGCGTTCAGATTTGAGAAACGCGGTATCCCACGACTGGATTGTGTAGTTACAAAAAGGTGGGTCGTCTTTTTCCCACATTTTCCACCAGTCTCGTTTAACGATGGCCGATACGTCAGAGGTAGGCTGCTGCTGGTACTGGGCCATCCACTTGCCGTTGGGCAGTTCCTGCCGCAAGGCTTCAAGTTCTTGGATGCTCCAAAACTCGGGCCAGAGTGCGTTGCCGGATGGCAGAATTGCCGGGAATTCGATGACCTCCCACTCCTCCCCGCTGCGCTGTGCCGCAGCTTTTAACACCTGACCGGTCAGATCTTTCTTACTCCACCGCGTCATGACGACGACGATGGCACCACCCGGCTGCAGACGCTGCCGTGGCCCTGATGTGTACCACTCGTAGGTCTTGTCGTATATCTCGGGGTTGGTTTCGGCTAGGGTTGCTTCTTGTTCCGAGTGAGGATCGTCAATAATAAGGAGATCAGCGCCCTTACCCGTGACTGCACCACCAACACCAATCGCAAAATACTCTCCTGCGTAGTTAGTGGCCCATCTGCCAGCAGCTTTAGAATCAGCCTGTAGTGCAACTTCCGGAAATATGTCTTTATAACGGTCGGAATCCACCAAATTACGTACTTTACGTCCAAATCCCACCGCCAATTCTGCTGTGTGAGAGGTCTGAATGATCTTTTTGCCCGGATATTTGCCCAAAAACCAGCTTGGAAGCAGGTAGGAAGCAAATTCTGACTTGGTATGGCGTGGTGGCATGTTAATAATGAGTCTTTTGACTTCACCATTAGCCACTTTTTCAAACGCACGGGCCATTTTCTCGTGGTGCCGCCCATGAATGAAGTTCGGCCACACGTATTTCACGTAGGCCATGAAGTCTGTGGCGGCTTTTTCCTTGGTTCCGGCTTTCCTAGCCTCGGCCAGAAGCTGTCCGACCTTCTGCTGCACCTCAATGGGCAGGTTCGGGAGCCGTTTTTCAATATCACGGAGTAGGTTCGGGTCCATCTTCCGTGCCTAACTCTGCATCAAGGTCTATTTCTGCAAGGGCAACCGGCTTATCCGGCTCCACTGGGGTGTATTCCGCGTCATAAAGCTCCAAGGTTTTACGCAGTTCTGTCTCGATATCCTTCACCGTACGGTGCGTAATGTTGATATCGATGCGTTCGGAGAAAAGCCCCACCGACGAGACCTTGCCCAGTAGCTCCAGCGCCTTTAAACGGGTGCGGGCATCCGGGTCTTCGGCATCCAAAATGAGCTTATTGGTGACGTAATTACGTAGCCGACGATGTACGTCGAATACTTCCCGGTCGTATTCTGACAGGATTGCGTTGACGTGCTTGATGGTACCGGGGGTCAGGTCTTTTGCAGCAGGAAGTTGCTGCGTGTTCAGAGCCAAATGAGACTCAACACGATCACTGTCCGTAACTTCAACTTGTAGCCCCTGCCTCTCCAACTCCTCAACTGTGTTGAGTAGAGCTTCAGCTTTGGCGCGGAAGTCGTCTAGTTCTTCCGGAGTCGTATCAAATGGGAACGGAATCCCCAGTTCTGGCGTTGCAACAACCGGCATATTGGTGCCTGTGATGTCGTTGCGCGGAATATACAGAACATTTTAAAAAATACAAATATACCCCCGTGGGGTATGGAACCAGATTAAGTGACGGGGGGTGTTTTTATATACAGGGGGTGGGGGTCGTTTGGACCGAATTTGAAAAAATGGTGATTGGTTGTGCAGATCATAGAGTACAGAAGAGGCGCGGGACTCCAAACGCACAGCGGGGGATCGGGGTACGGTGGGGTCGCGCTGCGCCCGATTTATAGGCTGCTGCCTATACGGGAAAGCCGAATAGTTGACATTCTCCCTAGGATATGAGACTATATATCCACGGTGAGGCGACGGGCTAAACCGGCAAAACATAGGCAAGTGCCTATAACTACGGAGTGCAAAGACATGGCTATTTCGCAACGTATCGTATCGGCGACACTTGACGCGTTCGCCACACTCGACAAGGCTGAAAACAAGTTTGTCAAACTCGGTGAAATCGTCGCGGCCGAATACGCGGGGCCAGACAAATTCGAGGCGATCAAAGCGGACTATATTGCAGAGGCGATACTTCCCGCGATGGGCGCAGAGGCGCAGAAGATTATGAGCGCGGAGTTACTCCGCAAAGGTACGCCCGCGTATCTTGAGAAGTGTGCAGCGGATCCTACGTATAAAGATCAGCACGAAAAAATGTCGAAGGCGAAGATCGTCACGCGTGCGACTGCGGACAAAAACTACCGACGTGTGCGCGACTACGCGGACCGCGTATGGAATCCGCCAGTCGAATCGGAAGGCGAAGGCGAGAAAGGCGCGAATCCGACGACCACGAAACAGGCGAAACTCTTGAAGAAGGCGGTCGAGTTACTGACCGCGCTACAAAAAGATGAACAGCCGACGTACAAGCACAAAGATGCTATCGCGGCCGCGCAACTTCTGGTCAAGGCTCTGACCTAATCCGACCGGCCTGTACCGGCAACCTGCTCGCAGGTTGCCGGTTTTTTTTGCGTCTGTCAAGCCCCTCGGGGCTTATTTTTTGGGCCGAACTATCATGCAGGGAGCAGCAGGTAGCCGCACGCAGCCACGCAGCGGTCATTCCTTGTTTCATCTGTTTCATCCAGTTTCAACATCATGAAACAGACGTAAGTCATTGATTTAGCATAGGAATATACCTGTTTTATATATATTGTTTCATTGTTTCATATATTTATACCCCCCTAGGAAAATCACACTACACACGCCATCACGTAATAACGCGTTATTTTTTTGTGAGACTGCAGGGGAGAACCGGCTTGGCGGGCTTAAAAAACCCATTTTTCGGGGTCCGGTGACATTTAACGTCGTAAAACATTGATTTAGAAGGCTTTTTCGAATATAATGATTTTGAAACTGGCGACTACAACGCTCGTAACACATTGATTCTATTGGCTTTATTTTTCATGTGGCGTAAAACCAACGAAACACAACTTGTCGTTTCAAAACAACATATAGGCACGTGCCTATAAATGGAGAGTGCATCATGAGTGAGTTCTGCTGCATCAAGTGCAACGCACCAGTCAATCCCGCCCGTTGGGAACTGGGCTACAACATCTGCAAGCGTAAAGAGTGTGCGTACCCGCCACCGACCCGCACCATCATCGCCCCACAC